CCTATGCTGTCCTGAATTTGATTGACAATAATTGATAGGCCGGCGTTCGTAATAACACCGGATGTTTCGTATGGAACATATTTGACTGACCCGTAATATCTAACGCGAACCGTGACGTTGACATTGGCCGACCACGGGTATGTAAACGACACCGTGCTACTCGCCGCAGTTCCGCTTGCTAGAACGGCATTGGTAGCGCTATTAATTACCGCCCACGTCGAGCCAACAACAATGTTCGACAGCGAAACGGGCGCGGATACATAGGACGAAACGTTTGAGCCAGCCGAACCAATTGACGACGCAATCAGACTAATCGTTACCAGACCAGTGCCGCTATTACTGACCGTTCCAGAAATCGTGCAATTAGTAAAATTGACAGTAACGGGAGTGTTTGTGTTGTAGATCAGATTTCCGGTGATGGTGACGTTTGTTAAATTGGTCGGAGTCGCTTGGTTCACGTTGCCGATGACAGATAAACCACTTTGAATAGCACTATTGGCGGTCAGCGTACCCGTTGATTTAATGGTCGTTAATTTTGAACCCGCAGTTAAATACTCAAGGCCAGCGATATTTAATGAACCAGCATTTGCAGTGCTTCCACTGGCGTTGACAATTTGATTGGTAATGCCTAAAAACTCCAAGTTTGATTGCGTCGCAGAAGCTTTGTAGGCTTTCATGCAATCGTACAGATCGTCAAATGACGACAGCGCAAGAACGGAGATAGTGCCAGAGCCAGTTGTGGAAACAGCAAAATTTGATGCGAGCTTTGTCGTGGCTGCCGCCTGCGTCATCGTCACATACGAATCAGCGATCAGCGTATTGCTCAGCAAGTACGGCGTTGTGTCGCTGTGCAAAACAACGCTGATAGGCAGGACACTATAGTTGTAGTGCCAAGCGTAAAACGTAAAATCGTCTGAACCCTCGGTGTTCGTTTTAGACCGAAGGTCTTTGATGTTTTCGCCAGTGTTGTTTGTGAAATCGCTGTTTGCGATTAAGTGAGCCACTGCACAAAGTAATATCGAGTTGGCTGTACCCATGAATTGAGCCGTGCCGGTTGCGTCAGACGACTGGATATAAATTTTGTCTGCAGTATTATCAATTGATTGCTGGCAAAGGTTATAGAGACGACGCTGCCCGTTGTTGGTGTCCCTCATATAGACCACCACGTTTTGAATCAACGCCCCAGCTTGTGACTTGAATGTTAATTTCGCCTCGTTGCGCACCTCGACATACCCTTGAGTCTGGCCGGCTGTGACGTTATGCGTAGCTATTGGAATCGAAGAACCGACGGATAGATTTACCCCGCGCAACAGCGATCCCGCAAAGAGATTTAGCCCCTTTGCACTTGCGCTGGACTTGAATCCGTAAATCGTTAAAAAGGTGCTCTGCCTTGCATTTGGAGCTTGACTTGTCGTCACGGGGTTTGATTCAGTCCCTGACGTTGCTCCATAAGTCAGTCCAGCGACACCTTGAAGATTGAATGCGGGTGGCGTTGTCAACACCACATTGGTGTTAAAAATAATCAGCGCGGATTGTGGGCTGGTACCGTAACCTCTGACAGTCAATCCATTAACGACCAAACTAGCCGCTGGGCCAAATCCCATTTGGTTGGCCTCGGTAACTTGCCCACTTGGTGGATAGATAACCTCTAGTACGGCGTTCGGGCCAATATAACCGGTCAAATATCCAGTAATAACGCCGCCATTGTTGTAGGTGTTGTTTCCACCAAAGCTGGAGTATGTAGAGACTCGAATAATACCGGAGTACCAATTCAAAGTGCCTTGATAAAAGTTCACACCTGCGGTAAGCGAATAGGCATTTCCTGCGTTTGACTGCGTGATTATCGCCTCGCCCGATGCGGCATAGGTAAATCCATTTTGTGTTATTGGATTTCCAATTTGCAAAACTGCCGAGTTTGATGCAGGAGCAATCGTTGTATTTCCTGATCCGAGCACAAGACACTCGATTTTTGGATCGATGGTTAAATTGTTGTATACAAGCGATGCGTTGGCGGGAAGCGTGTAGTATTTTTTCTGAAAAAGCGTTGACGGCCCAACCGTATAAACCGTTACCCCGGAAACTGACGATAACGATGCGAGGCTGGTGTCAGTACCAGTTTGGGTAATAATGTTGCTTGCAATCGCAAAGGTCATGTTTTACTACTCACTAGACACCTGATTGATAGAAGTTAAGACGCCGTTGGAGTACGTCATCATTTTGGTAATGGTGCTCGTACCATTAAAAAACGTTTCTTGAATCAGCAAACCGTTTAACCAGTCAAACGTTTTGTATAAACCGCCTGCGTAATCCACTCGCAAAAGAAGCCCGTTTTGATCTCGCGTAAATTGCGGATCCGTCAACTGAATAGCCGACTGCGAAACAGGTGTCATCGCTAGTTCGATAGAAATCAAACTTTGAACGATAGATAGCTCTACCGAGATCGCCGACGATACAGATAATTCAAGTGAAACACCTAACTCAGACGATTCCAAATCAACCGAAATTGTCTGCGCAGCTGTTAATTCAATCGTGCGACCAGTGCTTAAAAACTGATCTTGATAGACTAAATCGACGCTCATTTTGTTACGTCATCTTCGACTGCGATTGAAAACGTTTCAGTAGATTGCACGATCCCGTTTTGTGTGAACTGTATGTCACAAACCAATGTTGTTGCAGGCCACGCCGCTGTTTGCGTTGCTGTCGCAGTCAATGAGAAACCACCTATAAAAGCGGTTTGCGCAACGGTCAAATTTTGCACCAACGTGCCAGCCTGCGTCCTAACCTGTGATGCAATTGTCATCCCGTTAACAGATGTCGCAACACCGTTTACCTTGTATGTACCGGCGAGCGAAAACGTATCCCCGCGCTTAAAGCCGGTGATTGTGCTTGTTGTCATTTTGGCTTACTCGATGAGTGAATTCCAAAGCGCTAAAAGCTTTGGATAGTTGCTATTCAATACTTTCTGATCTTCAAGATTTGCCGCCTCAATCGCGCAAAGATCTCGCATATCCTGTTCAGTGCATTGTCCCGTCAAAACCAAATCGGATTGCCCAGTGCTCAAATATTTCTCAAGCACCTTGGGTCTATCCAGCTCAGCAAACAACATTGCAAGCTCTCCCGACTTGCCGAATCGATCAATTACAGACTGCTTATCCGCAACAATTCCGTTTCTATAAATATTGGTGCCACAGACGGAGTGCAAGCCACCAGCTAAGCAAACTTCCGAGCGTTGGCCGACAGAATTTAAAAGATCGTATGTATGAAGCAAATGAGCTCGCAAATTTCGACGAGAGTGTGGCGCATTGTGAGCGCCGTTTTCTGTCAAATAAACCTGCAGGCCGTCTCTAATCGGGTCCAGCCCAAAAGGAGCCATCTTAAACATGAGCGTTACCCGAAGCTCTGGACAAATCCTCGAAACGGGCTTTGCAACGTGAAACGCGTTCCCGGCAAAACAAAGCCCAGAATTGAATTTTGGCAACTCCGCATGAACAATCTCGTCGCCGTTGTAAATAACTGTCTCACCGCCCCACTCTCGCCGCCAATTCTGGTTTAGATAAATGACAACGGTTAAATCACCGTTTCTCTCTGAGTCCGTATGCGGATAGCCTTCTGTTCCAAACGTGTGCGCATTGGCATAGCACCTCAACAGCGTCATGCCAGCGCCGACATCCTTTTGAATGTGCGACCACGCCTGAGCCATGAGCGGGCTCAATGATTCGGATATATCCAGTCCGTTTTCGACCGATCCGCCGCCATAATCGTGATTCCAATGCGCGTATCCCATCGACAAAGTAGACCGATGACCATACTTAAAACCGTTCAATAAGACTTGCCTGCTAATTCTGACCCCAAGTTCATGAGGCAAGATCGAATGGATCCTGCGCGGCAGATTTAGGACCATAAAACAGCTTCAACTTGATCGTTAGTCGTTGCCGCCGCAATAGAAGCCTCGAGCGTTGCTTTTTTAGCAATACACGACTGGATCCAAGCCTTCATATCCACCGCAACCTGTTGAATTTGCGCCGCCGTATGCGGCAAGTAAGCCCACGCACCCGCTGAATCTTGACAAATTTGCAAGGTCGTCCAAGTGGACGCAATGCCGGGAAGCAAACTTGCTAGGACGTTTGCTGAAATGTTCTGTTGATCTGTGATTTTGCTTGGGTACGTGTGCAACGATCCCAGAGCAGACGACGAAAAACCGGAAGTAATTGCTTTGGCACATGCCGCCGTAATGATGGCCGACTGCTCAGCTTGCACCGTTGTAAGTGGCAAATCTGGCGGAATTACGCTTGCGCCGGACGGCAGAGCGCCCAACGTGGACATTATATTCTCTGATCCATCTGAAAGCCAATACTTTGTTCCTCGCAAATCCCGAATTTGAGCCCAAGTCGAACCGCCAAAAACTCGTGCATATCCAACTTGCGCGGTTGGCGGCGCTAAAGTTGTGGCATTGGCTGGAATCAAATAGACTCCTTTTTCTAGGGGAGACAAATCCGCCAAAGAGGTAAATAGATACTCGCCGGTCGTGCCGTCATAATTGTAAATTTGCATGATTTTCAGTATTTGATGATGAACATTAAAGCGATGTTTTTGGGTCGAGTCTCTGCGCCGCCCGTGTAAGAGTCGTTGCCGTAAGTCCCGCCAAGCTCATTCGTCATAAAGCCAACGCCAGTAGGATCCCACGCTGCTCTTGAGAAGTTAATCGCATTGAAGTACGGGCTAGTGTTATGGTTGTGGCTTGCAAAAAGGTCGGACTGCGACGAACCAAAAGCACGCCCTGAATCGACCCCTCGTCCGTGATCCCAGCCTCGTGGAAAATACCCACGCAGGTCAGGAATTCCAAAAGTTGTTGATCCATCACCCACGCCGAACGTGGTGCCTATTGCCGCAAAAAGTGACGCGTAAGTTGTTCTAGATAACAGTGCGCCGTTGCACTCTAAATAGCCCGTAGGTGCTACGGAGGCCGCCCAAGTAGCTATTGCGCCAGCCGGAAGTCCAGCAGACACGCTAACTGTGCCGACATTCGTAACCTGGCCTTTTGCGTTAACGGTAATTACAGGAATGTCTGATTGATCTCCGAACGTACCTACTGATTGATTGACCGTTGCCAGCGTCAAAGCAATCGTGGCATTGCTGCCGCCATCGATGCTTACCGCTCCCGTTGCGTCACCCGTTACAGACAGCGTAATGGCGTTTGCCCACTTGACGGCAGCTGCCACGGTGATTGCATACAAAGAGCACAACGCAGTCCATGTAGTGCCACCGTATTTTTCCCAATATTTATTTACACTGTTCCAGCGTGTGGCGTTAGTCGGAACATTAGCCGGGCTCGTGTAAGCGGGATCCAGCCCTAATGCTAAGTCGTTGTGGATTGCTGAGATTTCGGGCAATACAGACGTATAGGCGTCCGTAATCACCGGCTTAGAAAAGTCGGATGTGTTCGTCATTTAATCCTCGATTAGTAGCCTGTGGCGGCCCAAGAAACGGTGCCGGAAACCCTTACTCCGGCAGCGTTATATAGATAAACTTTGAATGATGTCGGTGCAGCTGATCCATTAAAATCATAGATGGCTGTTAATGCCGAAGTCCCTTTTGGCGTGACACTAATGCTAGTCACATCGACAAACGGTTGATTAAATAATACTGTCGTGCCGTTCGCATCTGTTGCGTTAACTGCAACAGTTCCTGAGTCGCTAATCGACTTAAGATCGAGCTTAACTTGCAAGCTCGTCATTGAGACCAGACCAAGGTTATCCGATGATGTGACGGTCACTCGAACCTTGATGTATCTGAAATTTGTGAGGTACGCGGAGCTGGTTTGCGTTGCCCCAAAAGTCACCCCGTCTAAACTTGCTTGAAAAGTGGTGGTTACTGCCGGAGATCCAGCTACCGTAATGATCGTCGGTATGATTGTCGCGCTTGATGTCCCAATAACCGCACCAAAATCAAACACTTCTTCGTAATAGCCAGACGAGACAGTCGGTTGCGCATAATCAGCAAAACCGGCGTTAATAGCATCTTGAAATGTTGACCAACCTTTTGAGGTGAAATGGCTTGCCCATGTCGACGTAGTGTCGACTGGCATCATCACAGCGCCTTCGTCTAGCACTGAGTGGTTATATGTGCCGTTAAAGGTGCTGTACGTTGAACTATGTAAAACGTAATTGGTTGGAGCCGCCACCGACACGGTGATTGCGCCCGGTGTCCCAACATTACCAGCCGTATCAACACCCGCCACCCAATATGTGTAATTTCCAGAGCTTGATTCAAAAACAGTAGTAAACAGACCTGACTTTGTGCCTATTAGCTCTGCCGTTGCAAACGTATCGCCTTTATAAATGTTGTACGTGTCGATCGGCAATGTTTGCTCTGAACTCGTCCAGTACAAAAGCACATTGTTATCAACACAACTGCTCGTAACAGTCGGCGCAGTCGGCGCTGTAATCGTCAAAGACACTTGCGCATAAAATCCAACATTGCCCGCCACGTCAACCGCTGCCACAGAAAAACTCTCAGTCCCAGACCAAGTTACGTTGGATTGATAACGTGTTGTAAAAATGGATCCAATTTTGGTGGCCGCTACCGTCGCATTGTGGCGGTGATAAACAACATAATGATCAATAGCAAATAGGCTTGTTGGAACCGTCCACGACAAAATAAAATCGCCGCTTGATATTCTTGCCGAAAGTTTAGGCGCAGTAGGCGGTGAAATATTTAACGTTGAAAACTTGCACGTCTTTGAAATATTAAAAAAGATATTTCTGGACGCAATCATGAAATTGTATGAAGCGTCCTTTAGCGGGCTGACGAGAGTTGTGTTGCCGGTGAAGTATCCCAAAAAAGTACTATTTGCCCAATCTGTACCATATCGAATTTCATAATCGTAGAGCATCGGGTCATTTACTGACGTCCAGGTTAACTTCACGCCATTGGGTGTTTGTATTGCGTCAAAACTCGTTGGTGCCGATGGATAGATCTGTAGGGGGTCAGGTATCGTGAACGATGACGTAGTGGTCGTTGAAGTAAAGCCAACGCCGCTAACCGCTTGAACTGAAACGGAATAAACTTCACCAACGGCGCAATTATCAATATCAAAACTTAACTCGTTTTGGACAAAACTTACAGTTTGCCCACCGGATTTGGTGTAACTGACGTTGTATCGACTAGCGGATCCAGACCATGAGATTGTTGCACGCAATCCGGCCACCCCAATGTCAATCACGTATCGGGACACAGCAAGAGACAGGTTGCTTGGCGCGGACGGGACAGCCGTTAAAGTGCTCGTCGGATTTGTCGTCAATGCAATATTTCTTTCAACGTAATCGTACTTCGATGCGTTGTACTGAATGGCTGACACTTCTATCGTGTCATCGGCAGTTTCAGAAACAGAAACCACTCGCCATGTTTCGGGCTCAAGATCAGCTTCGGATAGCATGTAGATAGCATTCGACACCGGTGTTTGCGTAAGCGCCGCCGACAAAGTGACGGTAGATCCAGCTACGGACTGAATAGAGCTGCTGCCAATCGTGCCATCCGGATACGCAACATAAATCATTTGGTTAGATGCGGTTGGAGAATAGGCCGCATCTAAAGTGAGGGTGGTTAGGTCGGTAGAGTAATCAATCAGTCTGCCACCCATTCGCACACCTGCGCGATTCGGGTCTGACGTGCGTATGATTGCTCCGGGATAAACGTAGCATCCATCAATACCGGTTCTAAAACTAACCGTTTCCGTTTCGTTTTGCTCGGTATACAACAGCCATTTTCCAAATCGATGCGCTTGGCCTCGGCTAGTACAGCCCATCGCCACAACATCAGCTTGAATAATCCCATATTTCGCAACGGCAGCATCGTCTTGCACGTACTCAATTGCTTGCTTGTAGTAATTTGCGGGATCGTTCCATGTCACCAAAACAACGGTGTGCCGCGACTTTAAACTGGTCCCTTGATACTTGAATGCGCCGCCGATGACATTGGCAGGAGCGAATATTTGCACAGGATCAGCTGGCGCATCCTGAGATACTGAAATGCCACCAGCCGACCAATAAATAATGGCTCTAAATACGCTTGCGAAGTTTTGCAGCACTCGATAAGCATCATCTGCTTTTTGAATAACCAGATTGCAGGTAAATCTTGGCTCAGTGCCTCCGAAGCCATCATCGACTAACTCGTCGCAATACTGACCGATTGAGTACAAAGCCCACTTATCAATCATTGTGGTGTCAATGTTGCCACCAACACCATAACGAGTGTTAGTCAACAAATCATAAAAACACCAAGCCGGATTATTTGAGTATGCAAGCTTAAACGTGCCATCCCATGTGCCTGAGTAGCTGCGCGACGCTGGGTCATAATTCGAGGGCACCTCAATTGATAGCCCATAAATTTCGTAGGCGCGAGTTGGAATGGCAGAGAACTGGCGAGCATCAATCGAAATGCCAGCGATGGCCGTGTGCCGATATTCCACCTTTGTAGAAATGATCGACGTGTAACTTTCAAAATACAAATCATTCTGGGTATAGGACGATCCGCTGTCGCCGGATGTTCGACGAACTCGAATTTGCCATGGACCGGATGATGACGAAACACCGCCATCACCTCCGCCATCACC